GTGGATTCTTATATGAGTAAGAAACACTTAGAACTCCTTCACGAAACCATCGTATGGGTAAAGACTATTGAGAGGAGGAAACCTCCCAAAAACGTCAGTAAACACATAATGATCCCAATAGTGGATACAGTCATCATGAAACAATGGCAGCAACTCTGGAATTTCCAGAGGCTGGAGCTCTGTCATTGAGTCAAGATAACCTTCAATTTTCAATTGAGTATCCACTGGAATGCCAAATTCTTGCTCCATCAAGAGCCTTGTTCGGACTCCTGGAATTGCAACCGGTAAATTTTGGCATTCAATGGCCTGCATAATCCGCTCTCTTTGGTACATGTCTAAGTCACGACGTCGATGTGTAAATTGGGTTAGACGTCTCACACCTGATGTGCATCTCAGGGCATAAAGACCAAGATTCTGGACTATCGGACATCCAGGGTACTCATACAACAAACTCAGTGCCTTACTGCGCAACAACATCTTCTTCGTCCTCGACGAAGCTGCCCAGTACTGGTTTGTCGTCCACCCAAAGTTGGCCAAAACTTTGAGTGGGCTGGTTATATTCTGAAGATCCTTGCTATCAAAAATAATGCCACAGAAAGAGGCACTTTCTATGTCATCCATTTCTTCGATCTTGATACGCAAACCAAGCTCCTCGAACCAAGCCTGTTGAATCTTCGAATCGCTAGAAATCACTCCATCATCTCCCTCATGGATTGATTTAACCTTCAACGAGTGGCGGTGAGCGACAAACTTGGTAAAGATCAAGTTTGAGAATCCATTTCCGAGAGATGTGCACATCTCCCCGCTCATCCTTCCTGCTTTAATGTAAAGTCTGAACCACTTATACATACACTCGTTGGTGCCACCTAGCACGTCCCTAAAGAATTCCTCAAATTTTTCATCCTGAAAGAGCCGCGATGTCATGTAAATATAAAGCTCAAATTCAACGGCATCCATCATTTCCTCGGTGAAAAGGGATTCATAGGACGTATAATCGGTAGGATAGTATTTATTGCCTGGGATAAAAAGGTGCTCCATGATGTATTTTGGTCTATCTCGAACTGGCACTTTCTTGATAAAATACTTCATTTTAAATACTTCCTCCTCAATCAACTTAAATATGGGACCACAAAGCGTTTTTCGATAATCCGTACCTGCATTAATAATACGGGCATGCTTGTATTCAGGGTATCCCTCGTCTTTGACGAAACTGTCCACGCGGTGCTTGGACGGTTTCTTTAAGTTTCCCAACCTGATATCTTCATTTACCTTAATCAGCTCATCAACACGCCAAAAAGGGTAATTGCTATTTTTGAGCCATGTCTCAATACTTAAATCGATATCAGGAGACAATGGCGTCAGTTTTTTACGAATAAAATTTCGCGTGAATTCTTTCAATTCTCTCAAAATGCCCGGCTTCGCTGGAGGTGCTTTTAAACAAACTCTCCTGCGAGCCCCTGCACGCATGGTGTCTGGGTCATCAGTATCCGGGTGTGGATAAGCAGCTCCATAAAAAGGAGTTCCCAGATCAACATACGCGGCGTTTCTCTGCAGAGGATTATGGCTCTCAAATTTTTTATTTACAGCGGGGATTGGTGTCAATACGTCATTAATCCAGTCGGGGTTCGGCCGTGATCCAAACACAGCATGATCCACCGATTCTGGAAGCGTCGGTAAAGGCACTTCCCCATATCGAAAGCCATAAGCCACCAGATTCTTCTTTATCGGGGCCTCGGAAAATTTGCATTACGGCGCGCCCAGTTGTACTCACAATGCCAACCGTACGCTAGGAGCTTGGAATCATCCGCAATGCGTTTGCACGTCGCCACTTGATAGTGGTCGAGATTCACAGTTTGGTGCACGTCAGTGGAACGATCAATCTTTGCATAGACCGTATGGTTGTCTACAACCAAACTGACGTTTTTTGATGTTGAAACTTGTGTAGCAAGTTCGAGTGATGGAAAAAGGTCCAACCAACTGATCCAAAAAATAGGAAAGAACCAGCTGGATTCCAGAGAGACTCGGAAATATTTACAAAGGATAACCTGAGGATCCAGATACCGGACTTTCTTGAGTCGAATGGTATCTGCTCTATAGTCTATCAAAGGATGGGGATAACGATCCCAATAGATGTACAAATGAAAAATGAGATGAAAACGCACAATTCTATTCAAACACAACCAAAGAAAGACCAAAGAGGCCCAATAATGGTCAATCAAATAAGTCATCACGTGATGCATGACTGACATGATCCAGTCATATGTGACCTTAGTCAACGGAAACAGTGTGAAGATGCCTAGATAATCAAACAGCAGCCCAATAACCCACATGAGCGCCATATGACTAACCAATATCCATATCCACGACATCTGGGTTGTCATTCCTCGTTCCCAGAAAAAGAAGGAAAAATACTTCTTGAAGGCTATCTTTGTCTCGTAGACTTCTAGCTCTTTCTTGCCAATAGGCATCGGAGCATTCCCGTTGCCGGGTCTCCCATCTTCTGAAGTACTCTTCCCCCCCCCGTCGATACTCGAAGCAATAGTCACCTCTTTCAATGCACCCACCGGCCCCGAAGCAGCCACTGGGTCCACATCTGAGAGGTCGCTCAGCTCTTGCTTTTGTTCGCGAAGTGCATCTTTCATGCCCCTGAGCTTTGCCTCGGCGATTTGGATTTGTTCGACAATCTTCCTTGCACCGGCATGCTGTCCCCTCCCATGCTGGCGCTTTGAGTTTACCTGCTGTTGTCTGACTTCAGCAGGCCGAGAATTTTCATCCTCTCTCCTGGGAGGCTTGGGACCATCGCCAGTCCCTTCCTCCTGTTTCCCCGTGTTTCGACGGTCTGAATTCAGACCAACCCCGGCGGTCGCCGCCAACACCCGCGGCTTCCACTGCGCTTTATTGTAATCCCCTGGCTTTCGCCTTGCGGGATAGGGACCCCCAAGCTCGGAGTCCCTTCTGGACGAGGTTTTGGATCCCCCTTCCAGGGCTTCGGCTCTACTAGATTGCTCCATG